ACGAAATCGAGCATCCGTTTGCAGCCCGGAGCGCTGATGAGCGGCATCGGACGCGGTTCAACGTTTTCCAAATATCACCTTTCCGAAGTCGCCTCCTTCAGCGATCCGGCCTACCTGATCGAAGCGGCCCTTTTCAAATGCGTCCACCCTGATCCCGGAGTGTTCGGCGTCCTCGAATCGACCGCAGAGGGGAATACAGGATGGTTCCATGACACGTACTGGAGCACAAAAGCGAAGAGATCGGCCGGCGACCCAACACGCCTCGTCTCCCTGTTCCTTCCGTTCACTGTTGGGACGGACCAATACCCGAACAAGACGTGGATTCGCACGTTCCCGATCCCCCGCGACTGGAAACCGATTGATGAAACTCTCGGAATGATGCAGCGGGCAGAGGAATACATCCGAACAAGTTCAGAACTCGCAGACGTGCTGGGACACAACTGGAAGTGTGGACGTGAACAAGCTTGGTATTGGGAAGTGAACTACCTAGACGCCCGCGCGAAAGGCACGCACAAACTCTGGTTGCAGGAAATGCCGGTGGACGATCGAGAGGCCTTTCAGAGCAGCTACGACAACGTGTTTGGCCGCGAGGTCATCGCCGAAGTAGATTCCCGTCGAGAAACCAAATATCACGTCTACGGGATCATAGGCCAGTCCATCGAAGATCGATACGAACCGGAGCCGGAAGAAATCGACTACGAATCAAATGTGGTTCAGGTGAAGTTCACGAATCGTCTTCGCGACTTGGCGTACAAGTGGGAATTGCAACCTCTTCTCTGGAGGGAGCCGTTCGCCGCAATCGAAGACATCCGCTCCGACGACGACGATCACATGGGAAAATTCTTCGTCTACAAAGAACCGGAGCCGGGGTACGACTACTCAATCGGAATCAGAACTGGAAATGGGATCGGGTCAGGGGATACTGTCGTTGCCGTGGCGCGACGTGGCCGCGATCCGCAAGAACCGGATATTCAGGCGGCAGAGTTCAGAAGCAATGAAGTGTCGCACGTTGAGGCGTATGCCTGGGGATTGGCAATCGCGGCGTATTACGCGAAGTTCATGGGGGCCGAGAACGGAGTCCGATACCGGGAGCCTTACGTTTCCATCGAACAGGTGCAGTCTGTTGGTGACTCCTGCCTCGTGCAAATGAAGCGCATGGGATACCGGCGCTTCCACAAAATGATCCGGTACGACTCGGTGGACATGAGCCGGACGAATGCTCGCAAGCAGGGCTGGTTCTCATTCTCGTGGGCCACGCCGATGATGACCGATGCCTTCGTTGTTCTGGTCCGCAATGGCTGGTATCAGATCAACAGCGCATATTCGATTTGGGAGTGCGATCACTGGGAACAACGAACGTCTGGTGAAAGCGGGAAAGTGAAATACCTGGCTTCAGAAGAAAGCTCCGACGCCGGCCTGCTGGCGAACGCGATGGCCGCATTTTGCCCGAACGATACCAAGCCTCTCGCAGAGCGCACACAGAAGAGGTTTTACGACAACCACAACGTTAAGCCAGTGTTCGACTTCACCCCCACGGCGGCGGGCATAGCATTTCCGATTTCTCCGAAGTACAATACCGTTCATGAGCACAGGTTGTTCCGGAGATAAGGCGTGATCGAGGTCATCAACCGAACCGGGCGGGCGATGGGGACGTTGTCCGCGATCATCTACTTCGAGCGTTCAGATGGAATGGTGATCCTTCCGGTATTCGATGCAGGGCGTCCGGAACTCGCCCGCATGATATTCGAGCGGAAATACAAAAACCATCCGCAGGGAGAGCGGTGGGAATGGCGCGAGGCATCGACGCTTACGCAGGTGGACCAACTTCAAAAGCGGCTGGTTGAACAGGAGCAGCGGCGCGACCAGACAATGCTTGAACAGCATTACAATCTCCGCGAGCAGGTTCGACGCGACGTGCGTGATTCTCTTTACCAGCGCATGATCTCATCCGGCACTTCAGACTTCGAGCGCGAAGCAATACGGTATTATCTGGATGCCCGCGACGATCCGAAGAGGGACAAATTCCGGGCAACAATCGAGCACCACAACTACTACCTCTGGGCCAGGGAGATGAATCCCGGAACCAAAGTCGAAGACCGGATGCCGATGCAACCCGGAGAGTTTTACAGAACGGAGCAGCAACAGCGTGACTGAATCCGAACACCATACTATTCGTTCGCTCGAATCTCTTGAGCGTATTGGGCATCCATCTCTTGAGCGTATTGGGCATCCATCAGATGGCCTTACGCTGGAAAAATTCGATGCATTTTGTAACTCTCTGGGTGGTGATCGATACTATCCTGACATCGTTCATGTGACAGCGGCGTGGCCAGACCATAAGATCAAGAGTCTATTCCCGACTGGTTGCGTGATCTTATGCGATAAGAATACGTACGAGCGAATTGAAAAACTGAAGAATCAATGAACCGCTCCTGGCAAGCCCCTTCACAGGAATCCGACTCCTCCTACAAACTCGGCTACATCAACGAGATTTGTCAGGATGGAATGCTCTGGAACGAATCTCAGCCGGGGCACAAAGACTGGCGAAGGTCCATCGAGATCCTGAATGGATCAGAGAACGAAAAAGACAACGAATTCCTGACCTACGCCTCCGGTAGACGCCTGCGAACTAACGTTCGCACTGCGGTGGCTGGCTTGTCCAACATCCGTCCCATCTGGGGATGGAATGCAGCAGATCCAGCGTTTGAGTCTTACGCTGGGATGTACAACAAGACATCTCGCGCTCTGTTCATGGAGGGGTATTGGGGACAGGACATCAAAGACGGACTCTGCTACGCAATGGCGACGGACACCGGATTCTACCGACCGGTTTACCGCCGCGGAATGCATGGAATGGGGAAGGGAAAGATCTGCATTTTCACGTATGGACAGCCGTGTGTTCTCCCGTTCCAGATGCCCGCAAGTGGAGACTACCAGGAAGCATACGCCGTTACGCTGATGGATGAGTACCCAATCGCAGAGGCTCATTCACGATGGCCACTGTTTCAGGATCGTCTCAAGCCAACCAAATCCGCCCTCTGGTACTCATCGGAAATTCGCTCTTCCGCGAAGAAGAATGGAATCAAGCGGCTCTTCGGAAACTGGTGGTCGCAGGGTGACCATCCCCACAAAGGCACCGACCTTTACATTCCTATCCGGTACACAACAATCATTGACCCAAGCATTAACGACAGTTCAACGCCTCGGGCGATGGGGCAACCTGGAACGCCGTGGTACTACGTCGTTCCGCCTTATGACCCAAAACTAAAGAATCACGACGCGGCGAGACTTTATCCATTTCGCCGGCTCATCATCACGTCTGAAGATGTTGAGCTTTATGATGGACCGGCCTTCAATTGGCACGCGCAACTGGACCTGATCCCGATCACCGTTGATCGTTGGCCTTGGGCACCGGGTGGGTTTTCGATGGTGCATGACGGATACAACATACAGAAAAACATCGACCGCCTGGAGCGCGGCTCTCTGGATCGGCAGAGAGCGCAGGCAAATCTCGCACTCGCCTACGACATCAACGCAGTGAATCCATCGGAAGCAGCGGCCTTCGACCCTCTGGACCGAAACAACAACCGCATTGGGTACGACGGAGAAATGACGGATATGCCGTTCAAGTTTCCGTTGCCTATGGAGTGGTATCACATCCGGGCAGAGATTTTCCAAATGCTCGAGCGCCTGGACAACGAGTTGGATTACACAATGCAACTCCGTGATCTCGTGGAATTGAGCAAGGCGAGGATCGCCGGTAAGGATGCTCAGGACATTGAAAAGTGGCTCTCGTCTCTCGGTCCCATCGTCAAGGAAATTTCACACGGGATGGAAAAGCCGTTATCCCAACTTGCAAACCAGGTCGGCTGGCTCATCACCGAGTACATGACCTCTTCCCAGATCATGAGCTACATCGGAGCGGAGTCGATGGCTCCGGAAACATTCGACTACGAACCGTCGAAAGTACTCCCATCCCACCTTCCCGATGAAATGGTCCACGGAGCAGATGGGATGATGATTCCCTCTCAGTACAGTGAGTGGCAGCGGGCAAAGTTTATCCACGGGAAGATCAAGTTCATCACCACACCGGGCAGTGTCCATGAACTTCAGCAAATGACGATGACGCTTATACTCATGCAGATGAAACAGCGCGGCATGGCAATCAGCGATTACACCACCATGAAATCGGCCGGCGTCCCTGACATTGGAAATCCGCCAGAAGGGAATTCCGAGTCGGAGCGTTACTGGAGCGAGCGCATGGACAAAGTTACGCATGAAGCGCGTATTGCCGCTTTCACGATGCTGACTGGAACCGAACAGCACCTGACTCCTCCCGGAGGCGGTGCAGCCGCGCCGAAGCCAAACGGCAGCACGCATCGCGGTGGCAGGCCACCAACGGCGCAAGTCACGCCGCACATGGAAACTAAAGGCGACGGTCGCACCACGATATCGGAGAGCCAATGAACGCCAAGGTCCGAGAGATCCCGATGGTTGAGGAATTCTCCGTCACGCATACGATGGTGACGAGATCATTGGTGCATCGTTCGGTGAGTCTGGACGACGCGATGGCCAAATGGAAGGCTCTGAAATTCACCGGGAAAATTGTTATTGACATGCATTCCGGGGGAATACGCCAGATATGCGCGGAAGGATCGGAAAGGATAGACGTTTGACAACGTGATAAATTGGTGCTTTAGTATTTCTGAGCACAACGGATTCTGATTGACCGCTTGCAAGGCGCTTCAATTAAGCCCGCAACCCGCAGAGGGTTCGCGGGCTTTTTGTTTTTGGAATGAGGAAATTCTTTAGAAAGGAGAACCGGAACGATGGCAAAGAAAGGTCATAAGCGCGGTCACAAGAAAGGCAAGAAGTAAGCATCCCCTCTGACGCCGGAAACGAGTTCCAGCCGTTGAACTCCCCACGACGCCAAGGGTCAACCGGAGCAGGGGCGGCGATGAACCGCCCCACTTCACCAAAACAAATCGAGGAGAAAAGCATGGCGAAGGTCGGAAAGAAAAAAAATAAGATGCGCGGAGATATGTTCAAAGGCGGAACCAAAAAGACCGGGAAGCGCGGATTTTAGATGCCAGTCAACGCCACCATGTCGGTTGAGGAGCGGCTGATGCAATTCGTATCTCCCGAGCCGAATACTGGATGTTGGCTGTGGACTGGATTCGTGACGCCAAAGGGATACGGTAAATTCTGGCACCGTAATCGTGCCGGATGGGCGCACAGAGCCTCATTCGAGTTGTTCCGTGGGCCAAATACCAGGCGGCATGCAACTGGATCACAAGTGCCGGGTTCGTGGATGCGTCAATCCCAACCACCTGGAGGCCGTAACACTTCAGGAAAACGTACGTCGTGGCGAAGCAGGACTCCCGCAAAGGCGGATAACGCATTGCCCGCGCGGACATGCGTACACATCGGAAAACACAATTATATCTGTCGCTGGAGCGCGTGGTTGCAGGCAGTGCGGGAGGGTTGCCTGCGAGCGTTACCGAAACCGCAAGAGGGAAATGAGAAAGGCGAACACCAACTGATGACGACAAAAACCAAAAACTTCGGCATGAAGGGCAAGCAGAAATCAACGCCGCGGATTCCGAAGATGACAATGCGACCGAAGGCCGGCGGCAGAAAGCGGTATTGAGAAATCCGTGTTTCCTTCGGATAACATGCGCGGCTCTCTCCCGTCACCGGGAGATCAACAGGACGGACCCGGAGCGGGTGGCGGGTTTCCTGCGGAACCCGCGCAGCGCCCCAACCCAAAGGCTGAACTCACGGCCAACCTGGTCGCGCAAATTGTATCCGCCGCGCGGAGAATCGGAACGATGTATCCCACGGCGCTCGAAGAAATGCGGACCATCACAAACGCAATGGGCCGCGCACAACAGAAAATTGTGGCCTCAGAGCCAACGCCGGAAACCAGCGCACCGCCAATTTGACAAAGGAGATGTGAAGTATGGATATCAAAGCAATTCTCAAGGCACAGGGGTACACAGACGCGGATCTCGCACAAATGGACACGCTTCTCAGCGATCAGCGATTCGCCAAAACATTCGACTCGGTTCAGGAGACGGCGCGTAGCGCCCGCGATGCGGAGTGGGAGCAGATTAAACAGACCGAATGGGAATCTCGGCTTGTCACGGCGGAAAAACAGACCCGCGAAGCACGTCTCGAAGCCGCTCGCCTTCTCGAAGAAAACAAGATCGCCCGAGAGTGGGGTTACATGGATGATCCCAAAGCGAAGGAACAACTCGAAGCGCAGGAGCGGGATCGTCAACAGCGCGAAGAGCGCGAACGCGGCGGCAACCGTGGTGGATTCGACCCGAACGACCCGAAATTTGCCGACTTCGCCAAGAGATTTTCAACCGCCGAAGGCGATGCCATCGCTCTGTACCAATATCTCGGAGAAGAGTACCGGGCGTTGATGGGCGTTCCTCTGAACGACTATCGCGGAGCAGATGGTTCGCGTGGCATGATCGCCATTCGCCGCGAAGCAATGGCCGCTGGCAAGCCGGTTGATCAGTACATGGAATCCCGATTCGATTGGGCCGGTAAGCGTGCCGCCGCCGAAGCAAAGCGCATTGCGGAGCATGATGCCGAAGTGGGCAAGCAGGCCGTAGAGAAGTGGATCATGGAAAACCCCGGCGTGGGGAATCCCAACCCGATGCTGCAGGGTCCGCAGCTTTCGAGAAATCCATTCATCCCGCGAGCGGGAGCCAATGAAAACGGTGAAGTCAAGCAGCCGTGGGAGCGCGGAACAGCGATGGAGCGAGCCTCCGCGAGACGCGCGAATGCAAGAGCAACGCAGTTGAAGTCGATGGTGCAGTAAAAAGAACTGGAAAGGTGAAACGATGGCGCAGCGTTATACACACGAACAACTCGTAGCGTGGCTGGCAGAGCACGGCACGATTAAGGGCGGAACGGACCCGTCGTTTGACCAGCTTTCCGCCGGCACTTTAGCGGACCTTCGCAGGGACGCTGTCCAGGACAACTTCTTTGTCGATGGAGCATGGCAACGCCTGACGCGCTTCTATGCCTCGAAAGATCCGTTCACCGGCGGCATCTTCATGCAGGAACCGTTCATGTACAACCGCGTTAATGGCGGCGGATACTTCCCCGGTTCCGATGTGATCGTGCAGCAGGTTCAGATCCTCGCCGCGCTTCAGTTCCCGCCCCGCTTCTACAAAGAAGATCTGGCGTTCAACCTCGCACAAATCGGCGTCATCAACAACGGGCCGGCGGCGGCGGTTGACATGTACGATCTCTACTACCAGAATGCGGTTCAGGCGTGCTCGACCGACTGTAACATCGACGCCTATCAGCACGGTCAGGCATCGGGAACCAACATCGCCCAATCCCGCCTCCAGTTCATCGACGGCATGGACGAATGCCTGAATGACGGCGTCAACCCCGGATGGATGGGGAACATCTACACCACCTATGGCAACCAGGTACGAAACGGAGCCGTAGGCAACACGCTGAACTCCGTGCCGCTGTGGTGTGGTGATCAGTTGGGGAACACCGGTCAGGCGAACTGGGGCCAGGTATCGGCCCTGTATCTCAACTGCGTGCAGGCTCCGGACGTTCTCCTGTCGAATAAGGCCCTGTTCAACTACCTGTGGAACCGCGAAGAAACCAAACAGCGATTCGCCCAGGAAACCGATGCCCGCATCGGCCTCACCGGATTCAAGATTCTGGACGCCTACTATCACGTTGACAAGTTGGCTCCGTCAACCAAATTCGGCACGTTGCTTCCGGCCGGACTCTCACAGACAAGTTCCGTGAAGCCGTCCACCTTCTCGATGCCGAACCTGAACTCAACTCAGACGGCAATATCCGGATACCCGACCGGCGGCAGTCAGACAATCAACCCCGGCGAGCCGTTGTTCGCCCTGCGTATGCAGGACTGGAAACTCCGACCGACCACAGACCCGGAGTACAACCACAATTTCACCCCATTGATCCGGTCGCAGCAGAACGCGGACCTCGTCGTGGCGTGGTACAAAGCTGCGCTTAACTGGTACTCTGACAGTCCGCGCGACAATGGCCAAGCCATTGGGATGAGCTTCTAAGGAGAAAACGATGCCCTCTGTACTCCACAAATTTTCACCCTATCGCAGCACGGTGTACCTGAACACGGCGAACCAGAACGACACCGCACCCGGTGGATCAATCACGGCATCGCCGGCCAATTATCAGGGATCTCAGCTTCAGCAGACGTTGCCCGGTGACCGGATCATCTTTGACGCGGCCACAGCCCTCGCCGCTTCAAATAACGGCGTCGGTAATCTTTACGAAGGATCTTACCGATATGTGCAATTTCGTAACAACTCGACCGCCAACCCGACTCGCGGACGAGGCTGCTTCTGGGACCCGACCGGCGGCGGTCTGACGGGCAACAACATCGGATCTTCCAACACCGATGGCCTGTACATGACCACGGCAGATGGAAACGCGGCCAACTACACGAACACTTTGCCGGCTGGCGTGTACATCAACAACGTTACGCTCTCCAACGGAACCCCGGCGTACTGGTGGATTCAGGAGTCTGGGAAGTGCAACCTGAAGTTCATCGCCACTCTCACCGGAGCCGGCGCTATCGGTGGAGCGGTGTACTTCCCGATCACACCATCCGCGAATAACAACGCGACCGACAACGGATCGTTCGATGTTCTGGACGGCGCGAACTCCGCGGCGATCTTCACGGCGAACTCAACGACCGGATATACCACGGTCGGAGCCATGATCCGCAACTATGTCGGCGTGCAGGAAGTGGCGGCTACGAACAACAACATCTCGCTCGTTGACATGACGTGGCAGAGGGCGTCTTTCCGGTTCTGATGATGTAACGTAATTGTCTCTTGAGATTCGGCATCCAAAGTGCTGTAATCGTGGCGTGCCCCTATTTTCTTTCCGTAGAGAGGTACTAAGGAGACTCGAAAAAATCATGGCAGTCGTTACAGATTTAGAGGCCGCTCAGGCGGCAGAAAAGGCAGACCTGGCGACTCTCGCCGGTCTTATCACTCAACTGTTGGCAGCATTCGCGGCTGGCGCTATCACCCCGGCGCAAGCTCAGGGATTGCTGGATGAAATTAATTCCGAAGATGCGACGGTGAAAACCAATATCGCCTCGATTCAGTCGGCGCTTCCCCCGGCACCCGCCCCGACAACCTAACTTTCGCAGTACCTCCTTTCTGCGATAGCCCGCTTGCTGCCCTCCATAGCAGGCGGGCTTTTTTATGTTGTGATATGATTTGCTTGCGTATCGAGGCTGGGCATGCGAGTCCAAAGGATCGTGACATGGCCGATCACGCGATTCAGTAAGGTGCGCGAAATATGGCGGGTCTGGTGGAGATCCGCTCAAGAATGGGGAGGATTGCAGAGGGGTCGCCGCATAAAAGGCGACAGGGCAGGAGTCTGGAAAGCCGAGTGAATTGCCACGTTATCTCATCGACTCCACGTGGTCGTAAATCGGTTATGCTCCCCAGCATATGGCTATGAAACTGTCAGACGACGGCGCAAACTTCATAAAAGGTTTTGAGGCTCTTGTACTCACCGGATACCTGCCTACCCCAGACGATGTACCGACCATTGGATGGGGCCACACGGGAGAGATGCCGGATGGATCTCCGGTGGAGGTGGGGAGCACAATCACTGAGGACGTAGCCAATCAGTTGTTCGAGCAGGATGTCGCTCCGGTCGAGGACTGCATTAATGATGTGCTGGCTATAGTCCCGTTGGTGCAACAGCAATTTGATGCCTTGGTAAGCCTGGTCTTCAACGTGGGGATAGGAGGATTTAACGCCTCCGACCTGCGCCAAGCCATCATTACCGGCGACGAGCCAAACATCAAACCCAACTGGCTGGATTGGTGTTACCAGAACGGAGTACAACTTCCGGGTTTGGTGAGCCGTCGTAATGCTGAGTGGCAGATGTATTCCAATATGGGAACGGTAAGCTGATGAACGCAGAAGAACATGCAAGCATGGCGAGAGCCTCGGCGTTTGACGATGAGGTAGCGGCAGAGCGCGGCAGACTCTTCGCCGTCCGGAGCCTTCTGGAGAACCCGGAGAAGCTCCGTGAGATGGAGGGTATTTTCGGAAAGCCGTATTGCCAGAGGCGCTTCCCGGAGGTTTACCGACCCGGAGAATGGCGTGCTGTTTTGGAGTTCATCCCCGGTATGGGGGAGGTGTCCACCGGCCCCGAAATCCCTTCCGGAAAGACGATGGTTTTGGTTCCTGAAATTCCCTGATGCGGTATCGCCTCAAGATCCCACCCCATTACCTTGTCGATGCCATCCGCTGGAACGGGCAAAATCTCGACGGTATGCGCCATTTTTTCGGCAATTCCGGAATGGCCGAAATAGACGCCAACAACTGCATTATCGTTCGCACACCGAGCGGCGATGACGCGGCGTGTCCCGGCACATGGATACTGCGATACAGCCCCACCCACTTTGAAGTTTGCGATCCCGGTATCTTCGAGGAATCGTACGAACTCATTGGAGAGTGAAAAAATCGGTGAATCCTCTTCTGGCGTGGCGCATCCAACACGCCATGCAAGACGACCAAGCGAGACAGAACAAGGCGTCCACGGCTTCTCAATTACCCAGAAACGACAGGCAGCAGTGTGGTGTGTGCGGCCACATGTACAAGGCGGCAGATGCCATGCTGGAGGCCCGTAAGAAGTGATTCAGCGTTGGAAGCGTGAAGGACCAGAACAAGTGTGGTCTTGCAACGGATGCAACTACGTTGGAGGCGTTGTTCATCCTTTGGGCCAGCCTGAACATCAGAATTGTGAACACCCTGAGGCCGCGAAAGTAGCGCCGAAACAGTGGCCATATACCCAACTTGGATTGACAACTCCTGAGTGGTGTCCTTTCAGGAATGGAGGCAAATGAAGAAAATCATCATAACCCTTAACATCGGAAACTACCAGCCGGCCATCCGATCTTTGACCTACCCGCTGATGACGGAGTACGCCCGTAAGATCCGGTCCGACTTCGCGGAGATCAAGGAACGGAAACACCCGGAATGGCCCATCGTGATGGAAAAGTTCCAGATGGCGGAAATGGCGAAGGGTTACGACTGGTCGATCTTCGTTGACGCCGACGCCTTGATCAACCCAGAACTGTTCGACATCACCGCGGAACTCACCAAAGACCAGGTGTGCTTCAACGGGAAGGACATCTCCACAATCCGGAGCTACCCGGACATCTATTTCATGCGGGACAACCGGAGGATCGGAGCATGTGACTGGCTCTGCGCTTCGTCCGACTGGACGCGCGACGACCTGTACCATTTCCCGGAAGGAACGCTGGAAGACTACCTGCCGAACATCTACCCGACCATCGCAGAGAAGCAATCGGGATGCTTCAAAGACCATCACCTGATCGATGACTACATGCTCTCGCGGAACATCGCCCGTTTTGGTCTGCACCACGACACGATCATCGACATCTGCGGACGGAGAGGGATGAAGACTCCAGACGGAAGGCCATTCTCACCGTGGCTTTTTCATCTTTACAACATCCCGGAAGGTGAGAAAATCAATCGGATGCTGGACCATCTTTCCAAGCCAGCGGAACAGGGAGGGTGGAACCTGATGAAGCCGAAAGAAGTAATGGCGTTCCGTGAACAGTGGTTGAACGGTAAGGCGGCCGCGTGAGTCAAGTCTATAAGGTGTCACGCGAATCTCTTGAGCGTGAGTTGAATTTGCCGCGCCGTTATCATGAATGAGAGGCGGCTCAATCGCCTGTTGTCCGACAAGGAGATCAGAGACATCAGAGAGTTTATGCAAAGCGGATCTGAATGTGACATTGAAGAGTGGTCACGAAGGCGTGGCGAGAATGAGAGCTATGAACACAAGCGTCAACCGTGTATGTACGCCAACGTTACTGGAGCCCAACTGAAGGCAGAAGCGGTCGCTCTGGAAGAAAAATGTAAGCGTCAGATTGAAGAATCGGCGGATTTCTTGCGCGACCGCCTCAGGGAGTTGGAATTGCGCGTGGCGCAACTGGAGGTTAAATGAGAAGCCCAGCAGAGATGAGCACAATTCAGATCGAGTTGACCTCCGCGTGCGTCCTTAAGTGCTCAAATTGCACGCGATTTTGCGGCACACACAAGGTTCCATTCTTCATGGAGTTCGACCTGTTCAAGCAAGCCATCGACTCCCTTGTTGGATGGGTCGAAGAGATGCCTCAAGGCATTGTGGGGTTCATGGGTGGAGAGCCGTTATTGCATCCTGAGTTCGCGCAGTTCTGCGACTACGCGCTGTCGACAATACCGCGCGACCGACTCGGCCTCTGGAGCACGTTCCCCGGCGGAGATAAGTACGCGAAGCGATACCGCGAAGTCATATGCCGGACCTTCGGAAACATCCTGCTAAACGACCATTCACGAGATGACATCCTGCACGCTCCGGTTCTTATGGGGGCGGAAGAGTATTTCCGCAAGGAATGCCCGACGTGTCTCGGCTACAAGCGAGAGGAATCAATCGATACTCTCACTGGAAAAACTCCGTTTTATGATTGCCCCACATGCAACGGAGAGGGAACAGTCGTTGATGAACGATCCTTGCTCTTTCACACCGATCATTGCTGGGTTCAAGAGAGTTGGAGCGCCGGCATCAACCCAAAGGGAGCGTTCTTCTGCGAGGTGGCGGCGGCAATGTCGGACCTTTTCGACGGCCCGCGCGGATGGGATGTTGAACCGGGATGGTGGAAGCGGACGCCTGCGGAGTTCCTCGCGCAACGGCGGGAAGCATGTTTCAAATGCGGAGCCGCGATGCCAATCTCCCGTATCCGAAACAGCCAGGATGTACGGGACGATGTATCTCCTAAGAATCTGGAACGCCTAAAAGCCATCGGATCGAAAAAGGTTGCACGCGGAGAGTATCAGGTCCGGGATTTCCAGTTCGATGAAAAGCTGATGCAAAACCACGGCTACCCGGATCAGCGTTACAAAGACCAAATATACCGGCAGGGGATTGCCTCGCGGTACGGGATCAACCTGGTGATGAACCAGAGGGGGTATTGGGAACCCCGTTTGGCCGAATCCATGCCGGAAGAACAGCCGAGCGTGTTCCAGATCCTCAATGAACGGTTCCATGGTGGCCTTTAAAAAAGTCTGTAGTTCCTGTACAATCAATCACAAGGCAGCATCCTTAAAAACGCTGACCAGAAAGGAATCGCAAGAAATATGGGTCTGTTTAAGCCTCTTCCGAGTTATCCAACGTCAGCGTGGGGAGCCACCAAGGTTAACCGCGGGGACTTCTTTGGATCGTCCAACTACCAGCAGGGTGGAGAGGTGATTTCACCACAAGCCTTCGGATTCACGGGGGTTGAGAGGTTCACGGTTGAATTAAGCTCGAACAACAACAACGACCGATCGTACTCCTACACGGGGAATTATTTCGGGGTGACGCAATATCCTGCCAACCTTTCTACCGCGAACGAGCAATACGCCCCGGTTTACGCCGGCACCGCCTCGAATAACCAAATCGTCGTTCGCTGGTTCTATGCCGCCAACTCCGTTGAGGTTGCTAACAACACCAACCTGGCGGCGGAAGCCCTCCCGGTAACAGTCTTCGGCTGCTGAATCTTGCCGTGTGGATTAGGCGACAGGGCGCTACGCACTCCCACTCTGACGCTTACCGCGCCGGAAACTCGCGTACGTGGTGCGGTCCTAACCTGCAGGAAGAGAAAAAACACGGCGACATAAAAGTCCTGGTCGAAAACTTCGAGGTGTTGAAGGTCCCGCGCATCATCGAGGCGTCTGAGGCGACGGCACCGGAAGAGAAGGAGTGGGGACGATGAGCGAGCAGCCTTTCCTGTTTTCCCCGAGTGAGTCCCCGTGGGTTCCAATCAAGGACGGGAATGTGTCGGCAATGGCGGTATTCATGCGCCACTACACAGCGCGGGAAAAGCGCAAGACTTTTCAGTTCGTTGGCCCCGGCGAAAAAGAGGTTCTGATTACGCCGGATGCAAAGGCCATATTCGTTTGGCGCAAGTTTATCAGCGATGCGGGAGAGGATGGCGTAAATTGTGCTGTGTTCCGTAACGAAGGATCGGAATATGGTCGTTCTTCCGACCTTATTCGAGCAGCCGACGAAGTGGCTGAATCCAGGTGGCCCGGAGAGCGCCATTACACATACGTCGATGCGAGGAGAGTTAAGCATAAGAGAGACCCGGGGCGTTGCTTTATCCGCGCCGGGTATAGAAACTGCGGAACCACCAAAAGCGGAAAGTTGATTTTTGAGAAGGTGGCGGCATGAGCGTCTGGTCAATGGCCACTGAGCTTACGGGGATGCTTCCCCGGATGCCGTTCGATTACGCGCTCACGTGCGTTTATCGATCCATCCTCGATGTTTACCGCCAGTCGTACTGGTCGTGGCTGACGTTTGAGTCCAACTGGACCTCTCCGGGATGGGTCCAAAACGGAACCGTCACCGTGACGCAGGGGTCCAATCAAGTTGTGTTTAATGGCGCAGCGTCTACGGCAATTAACGCAATTGGATTCGTACCTTCCACTGTGACGCAGCGGCAATTCCGCATCGGCGTAGGGACGATATACAACATCTGGGCGTGGGATGGCGTGAACACGGCTACGCTGGACCGGAACTATCAGGAGTCGAGCGCGAGCGGATCTGCGTACACGATATTCCAGTGCTACTACGCTTCCCCGGTGCAGGACTTCCGATCATGGGCCTCGATACGGGACATGATCAACTACAACGACCTGTGGTTCAACAAAGACCGGTCATGGGGTGATCTGATCGACCCGCAGAGAACGTTTTACTACATCCCCACCCACGTCTGGTTTTATCAGAACGACCAGAACCCTAACAGCGCGACATATGGCTGGCCGCTGTTTGAAATCTGGGGAGCGCCGACGTATCAACTCACCTACCAACTGTGGGGATACCGATCTGGATTTACTGTGTCCAACGGTGCCGAAGTTCCTCTGGTGGGGCCGATATCGAGCGTTGACGCGAGCATTAATCCAAGAACGGCTCTCCCGCAGGGAATCGGTGAGGATGTCGTCATGCCGAAGGCCCGCCAATACGCCTACGGATGGGCAGAAGCCAACCGGGAAAAGATAGACGGCCGGCAGAATTTTCTGGCCCTGAAAAATGGCGACGAGAAAGAATATCTGAAACAGAGGGCCGTGTACCGCAAGCAGGACCGCGCTCTCTACGACGCCTTCCACACCCGTTTCCGCCGCTCCAGAGTGTTCCCCGGAACCGAACCGACGTACAACGCCATATCGGGCGTAGCCACGCCCGGAGCGCCGTAAAACGCATGGCATCCCCGCTCTCCATCCTCAGTCGGACTTCCGATTGCTCCAGATCATTAATTCTGGAGGAAAAACAGGAAATGCACACCCAAACTTTCCGGCTATTTGTAATTAATACCGAAATACTCCACAATTGGAGTGTGGACTCCGTGGCGAAGAGACTAATAGCGGTGGCGTCCTTGTTATTGCTGTTGTCCGGCATAATGCCGTTGATAACGGCAGCGCACGGGCAAAGCGGAAATGGGCAACTGGACTACGAGATCAGGGATTTACAGGATCGGATACGGAAACTCGACGCCGTTCCTACGGAAATCGCTTTGATTTTGGAGCATCAGAAAATAGAGGACGAACATTACAAATCACAGCAGGAGTTTCAGGGCAAGGTGCTCTGGGGATTCGCCGGAACCATAGGGGCGATATTCCTGGCGATGTTTGTCTGGACGTTGAACCAGTTCGGGATCGTATTGGGTCCGGAGAGGCAGCGGAGAAGGTGAATCCAGATTGACGGTTGCCGCATCCAATCGGACCATGAAGGGTAAAAGACAATGAGATGCAACTACTGTGCCGGATCGGGACGGAGCAACGCGAGTGGTCGATGGAAGGCGTGCGAAACGTGCTTCGGACATGGATTGGTTTTCGACCACGTTCCCACAAGTGCCGAGTTGAAAGATCTCGGCATTGTCGATCAGTTCGGGGAATTGAACGAGAACGACGCGCAAAAGATCCAGGGTAAGTGGAAAGCTTTCCTGGAGTCCAACCCGGCCCCGGACATGACTCCGAATCCGACAGCGGCAATTTCTTACGACAGCCTGATTGCCGATGGAGTTTCGCCAGACGCCGCGCGAAGAACTCTGGAGAGAATGGGAATCCCCGTTCCGTCGTCACCGGCCGCTGGTAAAGAGCCAATCCGCGGGAAGCGAATCATCAAGATGGAGTCCGGCCCGACACCTGGTCAAGATGGGGATACGGGGCAGTAAATATGGGTCAGGCAATCGTTATCGCTGTGGCAGCGGCGGGAGTTTGGTGGGTAGGGCACGAGACAGTTGGAGGAATTAAAAAACTGGATCACTTCATCGCCCATAAATTTCACCATTCGCAACCGTCGCAGGCCGTGCAGCCTCAAACAGAAAACAATAAGAAGTAAAATGCTCTGGCACGTAGAACTCCTGATCGAATTCGCTCTCATCTGCTCCATCGCGTGGCGTAGGCCACATATGCGCTGGTTTGAAACTCTGATCGGCGTGGACTTTATGGCCGGTCTGCTTCAGTTGATCCCGTATCGCGGGATGTTGCCGATGCACTCCCGGTTGATATGGGTAAGCGGTGTGGTGATCGCCGGACCCTTGCTCATGATGGCTTTGATCGAATCCTCTGAGCTTGGCCACATGGCGTTCTGGCATGTCCGGATATTGGCGTTGTGGACGGCGTTTCAGTTGACGTGCATAGCGCTTCAGACGCAGGGGGACTTGACCATTCCGCTGAACTCCGTGTTATTGACGGGGGACGCTCTCTGCTTTTTGTTGTGGATTGCTCTTTTTGTGTTACGCTAAATCGTCGGAATTAAAGGAGATTTAAAAACAGTGAATTGGATTCTCTACATCATCGTATTCCAGGTTCTTGGCTTTGCCAATAATCTCCTCGCGACGCTCAAAGATCCAACCATAACAATCAACCCTCTGGCCAGCACGGGTATTATGGTAGCCCTTTCCACTCTGGCTGCAATTGTTGACCACTTGAATCTTAAGCCCGGTATCAAGGCTGCGGTGGAAACTCTGATCCAGAGCGGCATCGGAGTGGATGTGGCGCTCCAAACAGGATCGGGACTTCTGAGTGCAGTTCAGGACGTGATTGCGGCGGCTCAGGGAGTGTTTGCGGCGATGAAATTGGGCCAGTAAATCCATGACCTACGAAGTCACATTCCGTTTCACATCCGACCATCCGCAGAACGACGTAAAGGTCACGGCGGATCTCCAGCCGCTCTACTTCGATAAAGGGCTGGACGTACGGGATGTAAAGCGAATACCGGACGGCTCCAATGAAGGTTGATCCTATCCTAAAACTCCTCGCCGGATTGCTCGTGTTCTTCACGTTCGTTCTCATCGCCTGCGACTACGGGTTTAAGTCTGAGGGCCAGGTATTTCAGGTGTTCAGCGGAGTTCTCACCGGCCTGATGGGAGCGTTTTTGGCCCGCATAAAGCCTCCATCGCACGATGACGTAACGCTACCTCCCGGAACGTCGCAAGCGACAATACAGACCACGATGGCCACAGCGCCTAAGGAAGCGTGAGTGTGGCCACCGATAAGTCAAGAGCCATTCTCGAATCGGTTGGTTCTGAACATTGCGCTTGGCGGATAATTGGTAATAATATACTTGACTTACCTATTAGATCCCACTATGGTAGTAGGTGGCGTGACAGGCTGGTCGTCCTAACATTTCTGATTTATTTAGGCGGCGGCGGTGGCTCTTCTGGAATCGCTATGCGAAGCGCGGATATGCGCACTCCAGTACCTGTTATTGGCGTTGCTGGAGGCGCGGGTCCCAATTCCCTCAGCGTTTCTTCTAATGCCTTATTGGGCTTCGAACCTACTCTGATAACCAAAGTGGTTGTCGGTAAATTACGATCTCCGAGTCTAATCGGTTCGACGTCGATACCTTGTTTTATTAATTCCTCGGCTAGAGTTCTCCCAGCTTCTCTGCTGAGATTTTCTTCTGTCCGTACAGAGGCCCTAAATTCTGCGGTAGCCATTGCAGGTATCGATATAGGCTGTGAGCCAAATCCAATGGATATTCCGTCTGGGATACCGGCCTCTCTACCCCGTCGCCGATGTATGGTCCAGCCAAGATCAAAAAGGCATCCATTGATCTGCTCTGCCATCGCTATGACTTCGTGTTCGTCCAGATATTCGAATACAGCAGTACGCCCGGTAAAGGGGCGCATGCGATTGCGAATTCCAGACGAATCTGAAATAACCCTTGGCAGTAGTCCGACAGCTAAGGCGAGTCGTTTGACCTTTTCATCCTCTAGTGACTTGGCCGTTTGCAGATTCTGTGTGCGTTCGGACTCAGCGTCCCTTTCGAGTCTCGCTGCCCGCTCCTTTAGCACTGATGCGGCCTCATTCGCCCGACCAGCTTCTTTGGTGGCGTTGGCCGCTCTTTCGTCAGCCACCGATGCCGCTTCCTTAGCCTTTTCAATTTCTGCATTTGCAATCGAATCTAGGATGTTGCGAACATTTTCGTCGATGAACTCGATCTCCGAGCGTAACGGGACCGCTGCGGACGTTTTATTAGCCGAAAACTTTTGGGCAGTCCAAGAAAGCACGCCCAAAAAGCTAGCGGCAATAACAGCGGCAATCGCTAAGCCCATATACCAGCGATCCCAGAACTCTTTGGATCTGGACAACT